GGCAAGAAAAAGAAAAGGCTTTACGTTATCTGATATAGGGGAGTTAGATTATATAGACAGATTGTCGCATCAAATGATTTGTCGTATACCCTTTTGTTTGATATACTAACAGTAATAAGGAGATAACTATGTATGACTTTACTATCATAGCTAAAGAGCATGGTCGCAGGGAATACCTTGTGAAGCCAAACAACAAACAGGCATGGTCTTGGTTGTCTAACAATGTAGACAGCAATCATGTCCACTACTACAACGATACTACTGTGTCAATCAGGCGTAGTGTTATCAATAATCTGTATTGTACTTTGATGAACAATAACTTCAAGGTGTCAATACTCAGTGTTGTGTCACTCTCATGATTAACTTTGTGTACAAGGATAAACGAGCCTTTATCAAGGTACAAAATATCTTTGAGATTGAACTATCAGAAACAGATGTTAAGCGTTTACTCGGTCAATTAGATCATATCAATTATGAACAATGGTTAAGAGGATTGCGTAAACAATTTCCACAAGGAGTAAAAAATGGCAAATAAATACTATATCGTAGATAAGTACGTACACCATGATGCCTTTGGTGCTGACTCGCACAATGTTATCATTGAGGTGACGAAATCAGGTGGCTATAAGTTCGCTAACTTTGTAGACGAACTCAAGACACTAGAAGAAGCAAAACAAAAGTACCCTAAAGCTGAGCATATCAAAGGTGAACACGATAAATCGCTATTGGGTGCATTAACATCATAAGGAGTAAAACATGGGAAAAGTAAAGAACTATTTATGGGAAATTGCTGAGAAAAAAGCTGATGCGATTGCCAAAAAGATAAAGAAACGTAAGATTTCTTTTGACACAGGGGTAAATGATCTGTTAAAATCAAAGGTATGGTTATCCCTTTTAGGTATCGAAGATAGGCAAGACGCCTATCAATATTTATTTGAAAGGGTGTATTTAGACAAATGAAAGGATTTAATATGGCAGAATATACGCCTCGAGAACAGCATTGGTTAAAGCTGTTGTACGAAAACCCTCGATATACTTATCATACAGGGTATTTACCCAAAGATAGAATGTGGAGTAAAGAACTAAACCTTGATGCTCGAATATTGTTTCGATTAGCTTGTAAAGGTGCAGTTCAATTACTTCAACGAAGAATATCGGATATGAAATATGAATATCGGGTGCAACGATTGGATTGGCTGAACTGATGAAAAGCATCAAGCCCACAGAAATAAAAAAAGGTGATATCGTGATGACAGGATCAAATCCAGATTCTGTCACACCTTTAACTAAAATAGAGATACTTGACGGATATAAAAATAGAAATACACGATTGTGTAAAGTGCCTTTATTTTATGATAATAACCAATTCGACATTGGCTCGGTATATGTAAAGGACTTTGCTTATTTAATGCAGGGTGATGATATGATACCGATTGTTGAATGATTTGACACAAAAAAGGTTATGGTATATACTATAACTATAGTGATTGATATAAATCTTTATTCCTCCTTACTCTCCTCCTTATATCAATAGCTATATATACCTCTGTTACCCCCTGTACTGAAATTGACTCCCTCGGTACAGGGGGTTTTTTATTTTAATCAAAGACCAAATCTTCTTTTATTCTGTTCGTAAGCCCAGTTCCAGTCAGTTGGTTTGTATTCTGTTTCAACGTACTTTCTGAGATTATCTTCATTCCGTTTATCAGAATTAAACATATTAACAAAAAAGTTGACAGATTTTTTAGTAATACCAAATACATTTGACATTTTCTCCTCCTTTTAATTTATTATCTATATCTATTATATCGCTGTTCAACATTTTTACTAGTGTCGATTTGACATAGCTTGAGTTCATTTGACGCAAGGGTACTTCTCTGATATACTTAATCTATTAACTAAAGGAGGTTTCTCATGACGAAACAGAAACGAACACTTCTTAACGACAAAGTAAAAAGACCTATTCTTTATGCTCTTGCTCGTAAGAAAGTGGCACAAACGCCTTTGAAGTCTACGGAAGAACACAAGGCAAACTTACAAGCAATCAAAGACCACGTACCTTTGATGAAGAAAACGCTCAAGACTATTGTAGATAGGAATTTTCCTGCAGATGATATGAAAATATTGTCTAAGTACAATGTCACACGAGAAGAGGGTTGCTTCTATCTTAAGAATACACACTCAGATAACGATCAGATTTATGTGAATCTCAAAGAAGGCTCTGGTTATTATAGTTCATCTAATTCTATATCTACGCCTTTCACAGATACACAAGCGTGTACTTTGTTTATTGACGAAATGGCAAACAATGGTATTGATACAATGAATTACCTAGCATACCGAGATAATTCTCTAGGTAGGCGTGTATCATACAATCAGTTTTGTGCTGAACGGGATAAGATTGAGCCACTAACTAAACAGATCAACGCAGAATACGGCTTTGGTGGTGATGATACGTCTTTTACGACAGCTTCAAGTGGTCATTATTGTCATAATCGAGCATTATCTATTAACTCAGAAGAAGAAAAAGTATTCACTGATTACAAACTTCTTATAGAAAATGCAGAAAAGTCAGCTAATGCTATCATCAAAGATAGACAATCAGTCCTTGATGATTATTATGCACTGATCAGATCAAGTAAATACTTCGAGCAAGTGTTGGAAGTATGGGGTGAAGCATCAGAAGTATCTGAGCAAATGGGTAGAACGATTGCAGATAATGCTGTATCCGTTGTATCAAGTGATGCCTTAGAACGTATCAAACAAGATCAATTAAAACGTAGTTCATCAGAAGATAATGATGACACTGCCTTTGTTGTGGTATCAAACAATGTACGCCAATCGACATCCAATTGATGATGACTCTTGGACATCTAGGGAACAAATCGATATGTCTAACCAAAGGCATATCGAGTTCACTAAAGATCAGATCAGGCATATTCATTTTGATAAAACAAATCAGATATCTTTAATCTTGGAAAAAACTGATGCAACACACGTAAGCACTTATTGGGAAGTTGTTTGGAACATGCAAGACTTCATAGCTTCTTGGCGAAACAACAAGACCAATTTTGTAGCGATCAGGAATAGATCAGTTTATTATGTTGAAGCTGTTTGATATATAGAACAAACTATAGTATAATTAATGCGTAGGGGTAATCAATCCCCTACGTTCTATGAAAGGATAACATGACACAGTATAATATTTATGTAGAGGTAAGCTACACAGAAACTTACACAGTAGACGCAGTAAACGAACTAGAAGCAAGGAATATCTATCTTGATAAAGATCAAGGTAATCCTACATCAATATCAGAAAAAGATAAAAAGATATTATTCGTAGAACAAGCACCAGAGGATAATCAACCCAAACAATTGGAACTAGACTTTGACCATGCAACCAAGTAGAATGATATTAATCAAAAAAGATATGCAAGAAATGGTAAAATTCCTATATGAAAACAATATAGTCTTTCAATTAAGTAAACAAGATAATAGTGTTTGGTATGAGATTGTACTAACCCACGAGGCAGTATTCTAGGGGTATAGTAACCCCCAAGGAGTTTTAAGATTATAGCATGGATTTCAGATTTGTCAAATTAAATTTTAGAGGAGTATATATTGGATATATTTATGTTGATTTTGTGTACAGTAATAGTTGTGCTAATATTAACTGAGGATAATAAATGATTAAAACACAGAAACAAGCGTTAGAAATAATAGGCTCACTGAGTAATCCCTCAAAGATGCCTAGCTATTCTTACGGACTACCACCCCAAGAATGTAAGGTGGGTAGTAAACTTAGAAACAAAAAGGGTAGCAGTTGTGAAAGCTGTTATGCCTTTGAGGGTTTTTACAAAGTCTATCAAAAGACTATCAGTAAAGCCCAATATGTCAGGTTTCGTGCCATACGACACGAGCATTGGGTAGATGCTATGGTGTTTCTCTTAACCAAGAGAATACCCAAAACACTACCGAAAAAGCAACGTGTATTCCGTTGGCATGATGCAGGGGATATCCAAGACGTAGAACACTTAGACAAAATTGTTAATGTTGTAAGTCATACCCCTTGGATAAAACATTGGATACCAACAAGAGAGCATAGATTGATACAAGAGTATCTGTATGGTCATGGCAAAGTATTCCCAAGCAATCTCGTTGTACGCATGTCGGCAACAATGGTTGACGGACAGCCACCCTTACGGGCTACTCATACATCAACAATCCATAAGGATAAATCTCCTGTTGGTTATCCTTGCCCTGCCCACCAACAAGACAACGAGTGTAAAGACTGTCGTGCCTGTTGGGATAAACGAGTAAAGAATGTAAGCTACCATTATCATTAGGAGATGAAATATGAATTTATACAGTTTACCAGATAGAATCTTTAAATTGCAGTTAAAGATTGCCATAAAGATGAGCAAGATATCTAGACAGATGTTAGATGAAACAAATAGATTGTTTGTCTATAAAGAGGATAGAGCAAGGTTTGATCAATTAGAAAGACGAAGAAATAGAGTAATAGAAATAGGAAAGGAATACTTGAATGGAACTAGAAGAAATAAAGAGGAAAGTAGATGACGGATATCTTGTTAATTGGTTTAATAATCAGTATCATGTCATTAAAGATGAACTTGGTAGGTATTTAATACATTGTCCTGCAACAAATTATTATGTAGGATTAACTTGGGTAGACGGAAAAACTATGAATGGAGATCCAGAGGAGTTTTATTGTAATGGAAAAAGACAAGCCTAAATATTTTATCAATGATGCAGAAGTTATAAACACAGTAAAAATCTGTGCTTATTCTGTGAGAGATACGGAAAAATTCTTCAACACTATGTTAAATTATGAAAGGGTAGAAAATCACCCTGACATAAAAAATAACAACAAGAGAAGGATAGAAACTGTTTTGAAAACACTTCAGAATACGTGTGATTTGTTATCAAAAGTCGCCTACACTTTAGAGAAAGGAAAGTAAAATGTATGAATTTGAATCTCGCAAACCCAACGTGTTGAAACTTCTTTTAGAAGAAGCTACAAAACGTAATCTCAAATGGCTAGTTCAACAATCAGGGGAAGTGTTATACCCTGATCAAGTAAATCCATATGACGAAAAAAAATGGAAATTTACAGATAAGATAGAAGAAACAATAAAATACGTAGAGGATATAGGAAATATGGCTCATATTGTTTTTTCCGATTATTGTTGGGCGTATTATATTAAACACTATTCTGACAATAGTATTGAGGATTTATCAGACTATTTAGTCACCCCTTGGCTAGATAAGTTTTCGGATAGGCTTGATACGATCTTTGATTACTAAGATTGATTTGCAGTACAAGACATTTGGTGATATACTAACAGTATAAGGAGTTAAATATGTTTATAGAAACTTATAGTCCTCAGGACATCAAAAGACTAATCGGAAATAAAAAGTTCAGAGTTTATTTTCGTAAGAAAAATAATGAAGTACGCATAGCTTATTGTGATTTCAAAATAAGAAATCGTTGGAAGCTAAAGAATGGTGAATGGCGTAAACTTAAAGGTGGCTCGTCTAAAAATGATAGCAGTAAATACTTACTAGCTTTCGATATCGACAAAGGCGATTACATCAACATAAACTATGAAGGTATTAAATATCTTAAAGTAGGAAATCAGCATTATGTTTTAAATAATGGTACAAAAGAAAACGTAAAGGAAGTTGTCTATGTATGACGCTATATTATTAACTATGGTAATACTCAATTTATTAGTTCTTTGTGGTATTGCTGTTATGATTTATGCCATAGGTGATATTGTGCATAAAATAAAGGAAGCTAAAAAAGTTTAAAGTGGTAAAACTGTTGTTTGCATTATCTATCCTTATCACTTTAATAGCAGTAGGCATCTATTATCATGAAAATAATTGCAGTGATAGTGGGTGCTTACTGTACTCAAAGATTATAAAATGAATTATTTATTGATAACATATCTTTGTATCTCTGGTACTTGCGTTGATCTCAAGGCATACTTTGATACCAAAAGACAATGTGAATTGAATCAGCAAGAAACTTTGAAAGAAATTGAATTGATTGGACACATAGAAGAATATAGTGTACAATGTATATATAACAACAAAAAAAGGAAAGGTAATAATGAAAAAGGTCAAAAGAAAACTTAATAATTTTGTCAAAGAAATAAAATATATTAAACGAATAGGCTTTAAATCTTGGCTAGAACATCAGATTGATATAACAGCTAGAGAAAATTATGAGTTTCAACACCACGATGAAATCGTGGCTGAGTCATACAAAAATATGAATTGGTTTGTAAAACTATGTGCATTATTTGTATGGGGTAAAGAATATCTTATAGAAGATTTAGATGCGTGTGTTAGAAATATCACACAAGATTATGCAGAAGATTATGAACAAAGAAAGTTTGAAAACTATTGGGGATAAAAGTTTCCTGTACAGGAATAAGTAAGAAAGACAGAAGCTAACAGTGTATTGCATTGAGCCAGAGTTATATGTAAGGCAAAAGCAGGTGGTTAGACGCTTACTTAAACGGCTAGGGTAGTGCCTACAAGCAGAAGAGGATATATAAAGCAAGATATATGCGTTCTTCCCTTTACAAACTACCCAAGTGTAATCCCAAACACCCACAGTAATCTGTGCGAGGGAGAGGTAGGGAAGTTAGTGTTTGATGACCTACCTACACTTTTAAGTGAAACATTTAAAAAGCTATTAAGTGTTTCATTTAGCAGTGCTAAACTAGGTGTAAGCCATTTGGTAGGTTTTGGGTTCGTAACCTAGTATAAACTCAAACGCAACGCAAAGTACCTTATGATTCTGATATGGGATTGTGATTGACTGTCGTATCGTTCGCTTCTGCAGAACCTTATCGATACTAATAAGTCGTGACTATTTCACAACGTAAGCAAGAGTTCCTAAGTCAGATCATTTTAAATCTATATAGAATAACTTAGGGCGATTGGTTTTTACCAGTCGCCCTTTTTTTTATCTCATTTGACAAATTCTGTTTTATGGTATATACCTATGGTCATGGATTTTCAGAAACAACTAGCAGTTGTGGAAAGCATTGCTCATGCTGACTGCGACATACGAATGGATTGCCCATTCTGTACTCATTCCAATACATTTATAATCAAAAAGAATAATTCTAAATTATCGTGGTATTGCTTTCATGCGTCATGTAATGCTCGTGGAAAACACACAGGCAAACTGACTATGGAAGATGTACAAGCTACGATAGAAAACTATGACCGTAGTGACGAGGAAATGAAAAGGAAAAGGAAAAGTTTCTCTGTACCCCCACAGTTTACCTCTATCTTATCAAATGAAAAGTGTATTGATTACATAAGAAAAAATAATTGTTATGACGCATATAAAAAAGGAAAAGCCTCCTTCATGTATGATCCTCGACAAAATAGAATTGCATTTCTAATTCAGGATGAAGATAAAAATATTCGTGGTGCAATAGGTCGAGGTCTTAATTCAAAAGTTTACCCCAAATGGTATATTTATGGGGAAAAGGAAACGCCATTCATTTGTGGCGATAGTGATATAGCTGTACTGGTTGAGGACTGTGCCTCAGCTTGTGCTGTTTCTGAAATCCATACTGGCGTAGCTCTAATGGGTACATCTTTACCAGACAGTTATATCCCGATATTGAAAACTAAATTCAGAAAAGTTATTGTTGCCTTAGATCGAGATGCAACAACCAAATCATTTGCCATATCCAATAAACTAAGATACTTTATTCCTAGTGAAGTTAAGATACTTGAAGATGATCTTAAATACTTTGAAAAAGAAAAGATAAAGGAAATGTTTATATGATTTGTCATACGAAAAGAAAAGGGATATAATAAACCTATGAATATATTTTTTATAGATAAAGATCCCAAAGTTGCTGCTGAGTACCTTTGTGATAAGCATGTGCCTAAAATGTTATTGGAAACTGCTCAGATGTTATCAACAGCACTTCACCAATATACTATTGGTATATCAACAGGGATATACAAACAGGCATATCCCAAACACCCAATGACTATTTGGGTAAGTGAGAGTAGAGAAAACTTTGTATGGGCATTAGATCATGCACGTGCTATTGCAGAAGAATATACTTATCGATATGATAAGGAACACAAATCTGCTAGTGTTATTAATGCTATTGTAGATAATAACTACAAGAGAGATATCCCTAGTAGTACTTTTACAGAACCACCACAATGTATGCCTGATCAATACAAAACAAAAGATTACGTGACAGCATACAGAAACTATTATCGTGGTGATAAAATCAGATTTGCTCGTTGGAGTAAAGGAAGGGAAAAACCAACATGGATGAAACCACTAAACTAACTTATACTAGAGAGAATAACTCAAGAAACCCAATATTTTCAAGGGTTTTAGACGTTATGAATAAACCTGTCCTAGCACAATTAAATGATGTCTTGGACATTACTATTGACACAGGAGATCGACACGTTGTTTGGTTTATGTCATTTGAACATAGAGATTTAGATAATGTTATAGATGAAGAATTTACAGGTTGTCGACCACCAAAAAAATATAGACTACCTTTTACAGAAACAGGATACCGAAGTTATATCATTAACACTACACATGATTTGACAGTTGGTAATGTTAAAAAAGCCATGTTCAATGGTTTGATTGATTTGCTAAAAGAAAAAGTTGGTGATAAGATCATAGATGAATTTGAACAAGACTTTGAAAGGGAATGTGTACTATGGAAATAGATTACGAATTAGAATGGGCTGCGATCAATAGAGCTGAAAATCCATTGATGCGAGAAGATGCTAAAAATACTACGAAAGAGTTTCAGTGGAGGTCTACACAAAAAAGAAAATGTATGTCTTGCACTAAACAATTTGACTCTCATAATAAATTTCACAGAATATGTGATAAATGTAAAAAGAGTGAAAATTATTTAAATGAATATGAATACGAAGAAGAATACCCAGTACGTTTTAAATACTAATGAAAACACACAATTTATTAATTACTGTTGAGATACCAATCGAAGATATAGAAGTTAGAGGCATATCTCGAGATTTCTTTGAGGAAGCAAAACAAAAAGCTAAGGTTTTGCTTTTAAAGAAATATGGTATACAATATGATCAATCTTATATGCAAATGAGGATTGAAGAACCAGATTATAAGGATTAAAATGATAGAAAAACAATTAATAAAACTGCTACTTAATAAGGATTTCTATGAAAAGAATAAAGGAAAAGTATCCAAAGGTATGTTTACCAATGGAACAGGAAATCTTTATGAAACAATAACAAAAGCCCATAACAAATCACAAAAAGATTTAACTTTGCCAGAAGTAGAATCATTACACGTAGATGTTTACAACCCTGCACTCACACGAACAGCCAGAGATAATTTTAGAAACCTCATTGAGGAAATACAAAAAGAAAAAGATTCTGATAAGGAGATAGCATCAGAGATATTATCTTCTTTACATAAAAGAAATATTGCACAACAGATAGCAGTATTGTCCACCGAAATATTTAATGGTAGAGATGGTGGTTTTAATGATATACAAAATTTACTAGATTCGGCTAAAGATAATTTGAGTAAAGAGGATTATGAATTTGTAACCTCCGATATTCATGAACTCTTAGAATGTTTAAAAGATAGAAGTAAGTATAAATTTAATTTGGAATCTTTAGCTGAACGTGTTGGTGGTGTGGGTCCGGGCAATCTTGTTGTAGTCTTTGCTAGACCTGAAAGTGGTAAGACTGCTTTTTGGGTTAGTTTGGTTGCTAATGAAAACGGATTCGCCCACCAAGGGGCAAAGGTTGTAGCCCTTGTGAATGAAGAATCAGGATATCGTACAAAAATGAGGATTATCAACTCTTTTACAGGCATGACACTCCATGATGTAGAGCAAGATCCTGAAACTGCTTCAAAGAAATGGGCAGAGATAAAAGATAATATTCATATTGCTGATACAGTAGATTGGAATTTAGATAAGGTAGACTCTTTGGCTGCTGAAACTAAGCCTGATATATTAGTTATCGATCAGTTAGATAAAGTTCATGTAAGTGGAAACTTTGCAAGAACAGATGAAAAGTTACGAGCTATCTACACAGGGGCTAGAGAGATAGCTAAACGCAGAGATTGTTGTATCCTAGCAATATCACAAGCATCGGCAGAGGCATCTGGTAAACTTGACATATCGTTTGATATGATGGAAAATAGTAAAACAGGAAAGGCAGCAGAAGCTGATTTAATTCTTGGTATCGGTTATAGAAATTTGTTAGACACTGATGAAAACTTGAGAAGTATTGCAGTCAGTAAAAACAAAATGACAGGTTGGCATGGTGTAATACCTTGTACCATTATTCCAGAATTATCTAGGTATGATGTATGATAACAGTATTTGATATAGAAACTACTTTTCAGGTTGATAAAGATGGTGATAAAGATGCATCACCTAAGAATCCTCTGAATAGAATAGTGAGTATTGGTATTAATGATGAATACTTTTTTCTATATCATACTGAGCCTTTTGAAAAAGATCCAAATGTAAAACAAAAGATACAAGATATTCTTGACAAGACTACATTGTTAGTAGCCCACAATATAAAGTTTGACTTGATGTGGTTGAAAGAAGCAGGATTTACTTATGAAGGAAAAGTCTATGATACTATGTTGGCTGAGTATATTTTAGCTAGACATTTTCCTAAAGGTTTTTCATTAAAAGATTCTTGTTTGCGTAGACGTATTCAACAGAAGTCTGATATTGTAGATGAATACTTAGAAAAAAATATTAGCTTTGAACATATACCCATTAACATTGTAGATGAGTATGGTCGAAAAGACGTTATTGTTACAAGAAGTTTATTTAAATCTCAAATGCAAGATTTCAAAGACAAGAAAAACTCAGGCATGATTAAGACTGTTAAAATGGTTAATGAATTTTGTAAGACACTTATAAAAATGGAATCTAATGGTATTCAAATTGACATATCGAAACTTAATTCTATTGAAAAAGAATTTCAAGATGAATTGGCTGTTGTTAAAAAGGATATCAATGAAACAATATGGGAACATATGGGAGATACCCAAATTAATCCTTCTAGTAGTGAGCAGTTATCTTGGTTGTTCTATGGTGTAAAACCTATTGATAAAAATAAATGGTCGGAAGTATTTAATATTGGAACAGATAAAGATACTAAAAAGGCAAAGAAAAGACCTAGACTAACAAACTTACAATTCCAAAAACTAATTATGGAACACACTCAGCCTATCTTTAAAACTAAGGCAGAACAATGTGATGCATGTGAAGGTGTAGGAACTATCCAAAAGTATAAGAAAAATAAAGAACCCTATGTCAAAAGAAGTAAATGCACTAAATGTGGTACCAAAGGTGTGGTCTATCATAATCTTAATAAACCTGCAGGATTTGGAATATCCCCAAAGACTATATCGGATGTATCCTTAGGGGGTTTCAAGACTGATAAGGATACCTTATTAAAGATTTTACGCACTTCAAGGAACGAGAAACTCATAGAATTTATCCGTAAGGTAATCAGGCACAGTGCCTTAGAAACCTATCTAAAATCGTTTGTAAACGGCTTAAAACGGCATACTAGAGAGTCAGGTATGCTTTACCCTAGATTTTTACAGCATAGAACAGTAACAGGCAGATTAGCTAGTCAAGACCCAAACTTCCAAAACCAACCTAGAGGTACTACTTTTCCTATTAGAAAAGCTATTATATCTCGTTGGGAGAATGGTCATATCATGGAAATAGACTATGCACAGCTAGAATTTAGAACTGCTGTATTCTTAGCTCAGGATATTAAGGGTATGGAAGATATAGAAAATGGTGTAGATGTTCACCAATTTACAGCAGATATTATCGGTTGTTCTAGACAAGATGCTAAAGCCCATACTTTTAAACCTTTGTATGGTGGTATGTCAGGTACAGACGATGAAAGACGATATTATAAAACCTTCTTAGAGAAGTATGAAGATATAGCTAAATGGCATGAGAAACTACAAAATGAAGCTATTAAATACAAGATTGTAAAGTTGCCCACTGGTCGTGAGTACGCCTTTCCTTATGCGAAAAGGCAAGAATGGGGTGGTTCAAGTTATGGCACACAAATAAAGAACTACCCTGTTCAAGGGTTTGCGACTGCTGATATTGTTCCTATGGCATGTATCAATGTAGATATTCTAATGGAACAAAAGAATGTAAAAAGTTTATTAATTAATACAGTTCATGACTCTATTGTCATCGATGTATATCCGGGGGAAGAACAAATAATGAAAGAGATTTGCACTAAAGGTGCGTTAGATGTAACAAAAACACTTAAAGATGTCTATGATATTGACTTCAATGTACCTTTAGATGTAGAAGTAAAAATAGGTAAGAACTGGTTGGACATGGGGTTAGCTTGATGGGTATTAGAATTACTATGCAGGAAGTGTTCTCAAATCGTAGGCTAACGATATCATATGGCGAGGGTGTGGGCGTATGATCTTATCTATTGACAAAGCTGTGGATAAGTTATATAATAATTTGAAAGGAGTACTAATTAATGAGTACAGAATTATCTAATTACGATACGTTAAGTAAAGAACAAATAATGCGACTGACAGGTCAAGAAGATGACTCGTCAAGTGGAGGTAATACTTTACCGAGATTATCAATCAATAAAGATGCTGAGGATGATGACGGAAATACTATCCCCTCAGGTGTTTACACAATCTATAATCCTGAGTCTGAATCAAGAGTCTATGGTACAAAAGAAGGTAAGACTTTATTTAGACCTTTTATCAATTCCTATCAATACATGGAATATGATCCAGAGAAAAATAACTATCCTCATAGTTCAATTATCTTTAAATCTTGGAAAGATGAACCTCTAGATACAAAAGGTACATTGAGATGTGGTAAGGTTATTGGTAAAGACAAAGATCGCCTTAGTGATGTAGAGATTGAACTACAGAAGAATATTAAATGCTATCGATTAATCTATGGTCTATTGACAATGGATGCTACGACTGCTGAAGGTGAACCTGTAGAGGTTAAGAACGTGCCTGTACTATGGCGAGTTAGTGGTACTAGCTTTAAGCCTGTAGGAGATATCATTCAATCTATTAAAAATCGTGGAAAACTTATGCAGAATATACACCTACGAATGGGTGGTAAAAGACAGAAGAATGGTTCAACCGTTTGGTATACTCCAATACTAAATGTTGAAGATAAAGAAATTGCGTTTTCTAAACAAGACCTACAAACAATGGAGATGTTCTCTCAACTCATCGATGATGAAAATAAAAAAGTAGTCGAGTCTTGGAAGAAGGCACAAGCATCTGCTCATTCAGAAAAAAATGCTGAAAGAGTGATGAAAACTGTTGAAGATATTGATCCTGAGGAAGCATTCGCTAACTAATGAGTTCCTCAATACTCAACAAAGTTCAGATGTTCTTGGCAGAATCTAACAAGGGTTCTGTCAAGATTTCTGACGAGGTAATTAAAAAGTTTGGAGAAGATTGTATTCAAGCATTTAAAAAACAATTTACTCAAGAAAGAGATCCTTCCTTTAAAGTAAGGATGAGCAACATCGGCAGACCTCTATGTCAATTACAAATGGAAAAAAGGGGCATCAAAGGTGAGGGTATGCCTTACCATGCTAAAATGAGAAATCTGTTTGGTGACTTAATTGAGGCTGCTGCTGTTGCTGTTATGAGTGCTGCAGGTATAGAAATTCAAGCTGAACAAGAAAAAGTTAAATATAAATTTAATGGTGATTCTGTAGAAGGGCAGTTTGATGTTAAGATTGAGGATAAGATATGGGATATTAAAAGTACATCTCAGTATTCTTTTGATAATAAGTTTGGTGAAAATGGGGGGTTTGATGCTATATATCAAGACGATGCGTTTGGTTATGTGGCACAAGGCTTCCTCTATGCAAAGGCGTCTGACTCTAAGTTTGGTGGTTGGATTGCTATTAATAAAAGTACTGGAGAATGGACTCTTACTGAAACACCTTTAATAAGTGATCGTTATGAAAAAGAAGCTATTGATAAAGCAAAAGAAACAATTCACGCAGTAAACTCAAACAAGAAATTTGAGCGATGCTTCGAGGATGAGCCAGAATATTTCAACAGAAAAGCTACTGGCAATCGAGTACTGGGCAGAACATGCAGTTATTGTCCTTATAAAAAACCTTGTTGGGGAGACGGATTAAAGTACGCACCTCAACAACAATCTCAGGGTAAAAATCCTAAATGGTTATGGTACACTGAGATTAGTAATCCAAAGGAGAATGACAATGCCTAGAAGTAAAATGTCGTTTGTGCCTTCTGTAAACGTCACTCTAGATCCTACTGATGCAGGATTTGCCTGTACTATATCAGAGGATAAACAAGAATCCGAGGACAATGAGCAATACTATATGTGTTGTACTATTGCACGAGGAATGGTTCAGTTAGCTATTGAACAGCCAGAATATGTCTTTACTCAAGGTATTAGATATATGGAAGAAGAAGCTAAAGAAGAACAACAAAAGAAACAAAACGTAGGAAAAGTAATAGACATTAAGGAATTTTTTAAATCCTTAAAGAAAGGACTTCATTAATGAAGAAACACTTAGTCATTCCAGATCCCCATTGTAAAGTTGGAGTATCCAATGATCGCTTTACATGGGCTGGAAAGTTAGCCAAAGATGTACAGCCAGACGTTATTATATGCTTAGGAGATTGGGTAAATATGGATTCTCTATCTCACTTTGATAGAGGTTCGATGTCTTTTGAAAACAGAAGATACCAAAAAGAAATTGATTATGCTCAAGATGCCTTAGAAAAATTTAATAAGGCTTATGGTAAAGATAGAACAAGAATGGTCATGTTAGGTGGTAATCATGAACATCGAATAACAAGATTTGTCGAGAGTAATCCTGAACTAGATGGCAAAATGGCAGTAAGAGATATAGGATTTGAGGATTTTGGGTGGGAGTATCACCCATACGAAAAACCCGTAGAAATAGACGGGATACTGTATTGTCATCACTTTCCTTCTGGCGTCTTGGGAAAGCCCATTAGTGGAGAGCATATCGCTTCTGGGCTTCTCAAGAAAACTTATCAGTCAGCAACAGTAGGTCACTCTCATACATGGGATCATGCTGTTAGAGGAACTCCTAAAGGCAAACATATCATGGGCTTATGTGCAGGATGTTATTTAGATCATAACGAGCCTTATGCTAAATCCACTCTACCTTTATGGTGGAAAGGTTTAGTCGTAAAACATAATGTACATAAAGGTGTCTATGATCTATCCCAATATAGTATTCAAGATATAAGGAGAACGTACGGAAAATGAACAACGCATCAGAGCTTTTACAACAAGCCTCTAAGATAGTGTCAGATGAAAGAGCGATTACTTATGGTAGTAAGAAAGCTAATCATGAGAATATTGCTCGACTTTGGGGGGCTTATCTTAGAATAAATATAAAACCTGAAGATGTAGCTTTAATGATGATTTTATTAAAGATTGCAAGAACACAATTAGGTACTGGAAGTATTGACAATTATGTTGATATGGCAGGATATGCAGGAATAGCAGGAGAAATACACAATGGAACCAAGCCCTAACTTTATTTTGCCAGAGAGAACAAGGCAAGATATTTTAAAGTATATGTTCTCAAGACCTTATGCAGAAGTATTTCAATTAATTAATCTTTTGTTTGGTCTAAAGTCAATAGACAAAAACATTGGTGCAGATTTTATTGCACAAAAAGATGATAAAAAATCTAAGTGAGAATAAAAAAAGGGGAGGCAATGAAACCTCCCCTTTATATATCTTAACCATTTCCCTAAACAGAGATAATTGTATTGTTGTTGATCACGAATGGATCAATCCTGAAAAACTTGTACAAAGTTTAAAGACTTTTAAAACCTATGATGATAGCTATACTTTAGCAGCTATTATTAATCACTGTAAATCTACAGCACCTAGAATTGAGGATGAACTAAGAAAATTAATTGCTACTGTTTAATCAGCAAATCTTCCCATTAAGGATTTAAGTTTAGCAGGTATTTTCTGTACTTTTTCCCTCATCTCTACTAACCAATCGGGTGGTCCATATTTAGATAACTCATCTTCTAACAAAGCGTCATACATTAAATTTACTCGATTACTAGCAGCTTCATTAGACATTGATCCACCAAAGTCATCACTAGCTTCTAGCTTTCTATTCTGTTCCATCGCTTCTTGTAAAAGTCTATCTCTTGTTTCAGGAGATAATCGTTCTTCTGCTTCCTTGTAGACTTTGTCCATGATAGATTTGTAATTAGTTTCAGATTCTTTTAATTCATCTTCCATTTCATCAGCAGTAAGATCATTTGCATACATAGGAATACCTTCAGGTGTCATATTACCACTACCACCTGCTCTTCTTAATAATTCACCTTCCTCTGGAGTAATATACGCCATCATATGATTTTCAGGTGTTTTATCCCTAACTCCCATTAATGTTTGTCTTTCTGTAGGAGGTGTACTTGGCACATCCTTACGGATATCTCTAGTCATAGGAGTAGACGCATACTGATTGGCTAATGATTTAAAATCATAATCACCAATAGACTGCTTAATGTTTGCTTCTGTTTGTGCGTTTGTTATATCTTTGTTATTCATGTTCTCCTCTATTTAAATATATTTAATGCGTTTTGTAATAAACCTTTACGCTTACCTATAGTGTAGCCTTCAGTTTTTTTATCCAGTACTTCTTTAGCTTTTTGTTCGTATTCTTCTATGGCATTATAAGCTGATTTAGTAGGTAATCCTCTTTCCATATATTTAACAAATTTTTTCATAGAATCTTTAAGATCATCAGGTGCATTTTTTATTCTTAATGCACTTAATAACATATCCTGATCGTCATTACCTATTTCAGGATCTATCTGTCGCATACCTCTATGAAAAAACTCTTCAAACATAGTGCTATGAGTGTAGTTATCTGATCCCATATAATTTTTTAAATTATCAAACTCTTCCCTAGACATTTCTAATTGATCTTCAGGTTTTTCTAACATCCGATCCATTTTATCAATATAGTTTCTATCTAAAGGATTTGTATAAACATACTCCTCCATATCCCGTTTTTCTGCTTCTTTAGCTAATATGGAACGACCTTTAGGTGCATTTGGGCTATAAGCTCCTTGTAAAGGGGTGTCGTATAAATTAACTTTATTTGATTGAATAGGATTTTCTAAATATTGAATTAATGCACTAGGCTCAAATCCTAAAGAAAATATAGGACTAGATTCAAATGCATTAACTAAATTAGGATTGTCCATAAAGAGCTTCTCAACAGCTCGATAACTTCTAAAATTACTCACCACCAAATAACCTTATTGCTTCTGCATTTGGATCATCATCAGTAACACCAAACACAGTCTTTGTTATTGAGTCTAAATTAGAATTATAAATAGCTTTGATAGTCTTTTCTGCTATTTCATTTTCAATGGCTATGATCTCATCTATCTGGGTTCTTTTTTCAGAGCCTGATAAACTTTTATCATATTTAATATTTAGTCTTAGCTTTCTTAATTCAGCTAACTTAGATACGACATCAGATAAGAAAGGAGATATAGCCATGTATTCTACAGCTTTCTTATTAGTTAAATTAACATCATCAGTTCCTATTATTTCTAAAAGAAGTCTTTTATCCCCTAGTTTCTTTGAAAGAGCAGTTGATTCTTTTTTAGCCCTTTGATAAATATCATATAATTTCTGTAAGTATTTACTATTTTTTACAGGAGTATTAGCTTGGAATCTTCTTGTTACAATAGTCCAAGGTTTTCTAGCAAAGTCAGCTCTATCTGATCTTTCATCTACTCTTTCACCAAATAAGTTTTCATCATAG